CGCGTTTAAGGCGTAAGCCTTCGGTACGATCACATCATCACCGTACACAAGGATACTCTCACGAGTGTCCTGGTCAGGTGCGCCCGCGGTAAGTATCGTCCAGACAGTGAGTGCTAGGATAGGGAAGCATAAACAACTTCCCATCGGAGCAAACTTCTGGAGGTTTAAGATACTACCATCAGGTAGCACAGTAGATGAACTCCTACATGCTTCTAGATACGGCAAAAGCCGCTCTGGAAACAGCAGGCGAACTAAACTCAGGGATATGCGATCACTAGCCTCTTTCAAGTCTAGTGTCACGTACTTCCCCGAAGAGGAGCCTAATAAGGCCCCTCTCTGGTTCGGTCCCTGGTCTGTAAAGAAGACATTGAACTGTGTTAGTTCATGATTCTCTACATGGCGAACAATGGCCCGGCCCAATCCTTGTTGAACCCATTGATAATCAACGGGCTCACAAGAGATGAGGCGAGGGCCTCGAGAGTCTTTTGGCACGAGTATAACTCGAGCTGGAAGAGACTCTGTCCTAATCTGGCCAAAGCCAGGATAGGAATCACAGACATGCCCAGCTGACGCACAGAAATAGGCGTCGAATGGATAGAGATCTGTGATTGAACTGCTAACATTATTCCATCGATATTTGGCCCCGAGTCGTTGCTTAGTAGCAACGACCCCAGGTCCATGTCGCGGATATATGTCAAGCGGATCAAACACGGAGAAGAGGCTACTAAGGAGTAGCCGCCCCCGTCGAGCGAGTAAAACTCTATTTGCATAGAGTGATGAGACAGAAAGGCATCCATCGGAGATATCTCCATGTACGTGCCTAGTGGGATCCCTGAAGTCAGGTGATCCAGATACCCCAACATTCGCTGAGGTATTGCTTCCCTTGTCCACCAGACCGGATGATTGACCTCCATAATAAGAGGTCGTTCCGGACATTTCGTCACGAGGTGCAATAACTGCACATCGTCCGATATTATCGAGAAGTTGCGAATAGGAGCAAGTAGCCCCTGTAAGCACTCCATGATAGGTAGACAACTCGGTTCTGTTTTCGTCGAATTCACGTCGGATCTGATCCAACGCTGGTGCAACGGTTCGGATTTCGTCTTCAGCCTTAACAAAGGCTTTAACGACTTTCTGTTCTTTTTCATCTGTGTAAGGGAGTTCATACTTGTAAAATAAATACAAGAACTCCCGGATTACTCTGACGCTTTTCGGACACGGACTCTGAAGAAGCGTCCCGTCTTTGTCGAGGACCTGCTTAAAGAACTCACCCATAAACATGGGGAGCTCACTACCGGATTGGGATTTGAAGCCCAGCTCAGTAGCGTTAAGTGGTTTTCCTCCAGCAATTGCCTTGTCAAAGGCCTTTGCGAGACGGGGCATAGCAACCGTAAGGAAGCTAAGCCCTTCAGTGCGCACACGGGCCTCCACTCTTGCGAGTGTGAGCCTGCGTGCGCGAGTGTTAAACACCAATCCATGAACATTTAAGACGTCACGGAGTAGCGCAGCGATGATTTTTATTTCTATCATCTTAGCTTTCATGAGGCCCCGGTTAAGGGTAACCTCCTAAGAGCATGCAATACGCCGTGATACCTTGAACGTCTAACAGTTACAAACATGTCAAAGCAGAGCAATAACACGTTTGATCGGGGCCTAGAACCGATCCGACTACCGAAAACGATGAGGTTTCCCTCAAAGTTCAACGTAATCGTACCATTGTCCTATTCAACCGGACAGATAATCCGACCTATGTGGCTAGAAGAGCCAGAGGCCGATGCCTATCTCGGTGCCGCATACACACTTATCGTCCCAGGTGGGACAAGGTGCCTATGGACACGCAGAGATATAGCAGGACAAGGGAACCTAGAAATGATCTACCCGATGGGTGGACCAATCGAAGAATACCCTTTTCCATTACCTGAAACTGTCAGACCAGTTGAGATGGAGTAGCATAAAGGGGGACAGTACTTGCCTACGAATAGGTAGACGCTGTCCCTTGTTCACCAGAACTTCCAATCACGTATGTGCAAAAGCACAAGGGTGAGGAAGGTCAGGAGGCTATCCCACCAACTGGAGGGTTCTTCAATCATGATGGTTTTGTATCTTTGATCTTATGATCTTAGAGACCACCAGACAGAAGAGCAGCAGCGCCAGTCCCAGTTCCGTTGTGGAGCAGCGTGGATCCGTCGGTTGTACCGACGAACGACAGCAGCTCCGCTAGGGAATCCTTGGGAATCGTCGTAGCGGTAAGGCCCCCAATTGGGACCTGAATGACCAGATATGACGATGCCACAACAACACGACTCGTATCGACCGTAGAGGGAGTGGTAATATCCACCCGCGCCACGGAGCGACGAATCTTGTTGATGCCAGTACCAGATTCACTATGTGAAATAGTGATCCGATGCTGATAGGCCAGTGACTCGCTAATTTTAGCGAACACTGTTTTCCGGCCCTCTGTCGTCAGACGCGTGAATTCAACTTCCGCAGCTGACGAGTCCTTCACTTCATTTGTATTTAGCGTATTAGCTAACATGCTTTTGATTTGTTGACCGTAAAAAGTACGATCTTACTTGCTCGATTAAACGTTACGAGCGACGTTTAGGTCTCCACTTTCTTGTTATCAAGAGAGCGGCGCCCAGACTAACCTCCGTAGCGGATAGTCCGCTTGTTTGCAACAAGCTAGGAGTAGGCCAGCCAACTTGACGGCGATAAGCCGTCTCACTGACAGTCCTACACGGTATTACTTGAATATCCCCGAATTCGGGTTGCGTGTTATCCGTATTGGCCAATGTTTTATCAACAAAGACCATACGTTCACGCTTGATACTCCAGCAATAATGCAGTATGTTTACTTTCGGTTCTAAGTTCCGATGGGAAAAACCTTCAAGGAATTTCCCAACGTTGACTACCCAGTCAACTAAGAACGAGAACGGAATGGCGTTCCAGATGATCCGGGGGTTCAAATACACCCCTAAGGAGTCTAGAAGGCCAAGCAGCTGCGCATTTGCAACTTGGAAATCAGACAACGAATAGTTGTACTGAATTTCCACGTGGAACCGTGACGGATTCGTATTCACACTTCGACGTCCATGAAAAACAGTAGCAATAGACGACTCTTGACCGCAAGGCGGCAAGAGGCGAATAATGTCACTTTCATCTGTGAACGTCAAAGGGAACTCGTTAAGGTCGACAGTAAAATGCCGAACCTGTACCTGTCCTAATCTAGCTATTAGCTCGGAAGTCCGATGCTGATAGCCGATAAGTGTCTTTTGCAAGGCACTAAGGTCAGAGAGAAACGACAAAACGTTGAACTTGGCTTCCAAGTAACCGCTTGCCGTTCCATTGAAGAGTTGTCGCATCGTGAT